GTAAGTCTAAGTGGGATTCACTGGTAGCGATGGAAGGCCAGATACGTAAGCAGCGTAAGGAAACACTCTACAGGCAGCGTGAACGTAGGCAGAAGTTTGTAGAGATTGTAGCGTGGATACTGGTAGCCACTGCAGGTGCAGCAGCCTTGTACGCTTTTGTAGTCTTTATGAAGGGTACAGTCGCTAAAGCCGCAGACCCCACACATGTAACGTGCAGGTTGAAGGGTTGCACTACGGTAGACAAGCAGCGTGTATGCGTCTATCACGGTGTAAACAATACGGTGGACACATTGTTTTTTCGTATGGACGAATGGTTCCCCCGTGAGTTTCAGTGTAAGTATGACCCTAACGAAACCAAGCCACCAAGCATCCAAGAAACTTTTAAACAGATTAGAAAGTCACAGAAAAACTAATGGCAATTGCAAAGTCACAACAGAGCCTGAAAAACTGGACAAAGCAGAAGTGGCGCACCAAGTCAGGTAAGCCATCTGCCAAGACAGGTGAAAGGTATTTACCTGAAAAAGCAATAAAGTCCTTGACAAGTGCAGAGTATGCTGCTACAACTAAGGCTAAGAGAGAAGGATCACGTAAGGGGAAGCAATTTGTACGCCAGCCTAAATCTATTGCAAAAAAGACTGCAAGATTTCGCAGAGGCGGGTAAAGACCCACGCACGTTTCGTTTGGCTGATATGGAGCCAGATATAGAAACCCGTGTATTCTTAATCAAGAAAAAGCTACAGGAATTAAAAGATGTTAAATTTGTTGATAGGGCCAGTTGCTGAACTGGCAGGGACGTGGTTAAATGGAAAAGTTGAAAAGACTAAAGCAGAAACTGGTGCAAAAGTTGCACGGGCTAAAGCTGAAGCTACAATCATGGAAAAGAAAGCTACTGGCGAACTTGACTGGGATTTGGAAATGGCTAAAGGAAGTAAGTCTTCGTGGAAAGATGAGTGGCTTACTATTCTGTTCAGTATACCTCTCATTCTTGCGTTCATTCCGGGTATGGAAGAAGTAGTGGCAAATGGATTTGCCCAACTCCAAGCAATGCCTTCATGGTATCAGTATAGCCTTGGTGTTATCGTTGCTGCCAGCTTTGGTGTTCGCAGTGCTACTAGGTTATTTGGAAAAGGGTAGTCCTATTGCAGATGTGGAGTATGCACGACAGAACAACAGAAAAACAGGCGAGGATTAATCGTGGCAGAAGTAACAATGGAAAGACTACTCAAGTGGAAGATACTGCCCCGCTTGATGATGATTATGATGTCAATATCCGCTTGGCGGGTAGTGGAGTGGTTTATGACATTGCCAGACCCTACCAACGCACAGGCGGGTCTAGTGAGTGTAGTCACGGGGGCCATGACAGGTGCATTTGCGGTATGGATGGGGCATGAGAAATGAAATATAACTCTGAGAACTTTGTAAACAAACTTATAGCACACGAAGGTCTGCGCCTTCAAGTGTACAAAGATACGCTTGGTATTGATACGATTGGTATCGGACGCAACCTAGAGGACCGTGGTATCACAAAAGAAGAACTGGACTGGATGGACATTCCTAGCATGGATGCTGTCTATGAGTACGGTATTACTGAAGCTGATGCCATGTACCTTGCAAAGAATGACGTACAGATAGTCGAAGAGGAACTGGTTCGTGCGCACCCTTGCGTTGAGGAGTTAGACGCTGTACGTCAACTTGTACTGATGGACATGGCATTTAATATGGGTGTACCTCGCTTGCGAAAATTTCAAAAAATGTGGAATGCCGTTCATGAAGGGAAATTTGACATAGCGGCAAAAGAAATGCTTGACAGCAGGTGGGCAGTTCAGGTAAAATCACGTAGTACAAAATTAGCCCACGCAATGCATCATGGTGAGTTTTAATGGCTAGACAGCTAACAGACAAACAACAAAAGTTTCTTGCCGTGCTTTTTGATGAAGCTGGCGGCGATATGGTTGCAGCTAAAAAGATGGCAGGATATGCTGACACTTCTAGTACTGCAGAAATTGTTAAGGGTATTAAAGAAGAGATACTTGAGGCGACTCAAATGTACATGGCACGTAATGCGCCGAAGGCAGCGATGGCGATGACACATGCTTTGTATGACCCAACTGAACTTGGCATTCGTGACAAGATGTCCGCTGCTAAAGAATTGCTTGACCGTGTAGGTCTGGTAAAGACAGAGAAGATGCAGGTAGAAGCATCTGGTGGTGTTATGCTTATGCCACCTAAAGCTGTTGTGGAAGACGATGACTAGAAGCGTAGGCAAGTGGAAGCTGCCACAGCCAACAGATATCAAAGAAGAAAACGAATGGATACAGATACCGCGCATTGCGAGGACTGTACCTTTCGGCTATAAAAAGAACGAAGAAGACCCCGACATTCTTGACCCTATCCCAGTTGAACTGGACTTGTTAGAGAAGGCACGTAAGTACGTCAATCAGTATTCTTACCGTGAGGTAGCAAACTGGCTTACATCAAATAGCGGCAGATACATCTCACACGTAGGATTAAGGAAACGATTAGCACATGAGCGACAGCGTAAGAACACAGCTAAAAGCCTCCGCAAGTGGGCAGAGTATGCGGAAACGGCAATCGCCAAAGCGAAAGCAATCGAAGAAACAAGAACAGGCTCCAAAGCCAACGGTTGATATTGAAGAAGTTTCATATGAAACTAGCAGCATTGAAGAACACGCTAATGTGTTGTTCAAGCCAAACGAAGGGCCACAGACCCAATTTCTGGCTGCTAGTGAACGTGAAGTTTTATACGGAGGTAGTGCCGGTGGTGGTAAAAGCTACGCCATGTTGGCAGACCCCTTGCGATATATGGGTCATCCACAGTTCAGTGGACTACTGTTGCGGCACACAACAGAAGAACTGCGAGAACTGATATTTAAGTCGCAGGAGTTGTACCCGAAAATCTGGCCGGGTATCAAGTGGTCAGAACGTAAGATGCAGTGGACTGCACCATCTGGCGCAAGGTTGTGGATGTCATATCTGGATAAAGATGATGATGTCTTGCGTTATCAGGGTCTGGCATTTAGCTGGATAGGGTTTGACGAATTAACTCAGTGGGCCACACCATATGCATGGAATTACATGCGTTCTCGTCTACGGTCCACTGCACCAGACTTGCCTATCTTTATGAGGGCTACGACTAACCCCGGAGGACGGGGACATCAGTGGGTCAAGAAGATGTTTATTGACCCTGCACCGTATAACAGGACATTTGATGCAACCGACATTGAAACAGGAGAAGTACTCAAGTACCCAGCAGGACATAGCAAGGCTGGAAAGTCTCTATTCAAAAGACGGTTCATCCCAGCAAGACTTTCTGATAACCCGTACCTATCTGCGGCAGGAGACTACGAAGCCATGCTCCTCTC